CCCGGCTAATCATTTCCCCGACTTGCCGCAATACCATAAACGGGCTAGAAAAGTGGTCCCGCGATCCAAAGACCCTCAAGCCTAAAGATGACTACAAGGATTTCGCCGACGTTGTGAGATACCTGCTGATGCTCGAGCCGCGCTATGAGCCAGATAATGCGTGGCCCACCGGCATAAAGAAGCCCTACTACACGGTGGAAACGTGAGCGACCAGCAACCCGCCGTCACTTCAAACACTCTGCCGCAACAGGCATTGGATTACCTCAACACCATTGCCGCCAACAAGACTCGAGAGGCCAATGAGAAGGGGTCCGAAGCGGCCAAGTCTGAACTTCTGTCCTGGGCCTGGAATTGGTTTGGAACGGCAAGGACCTGGCGTAAGGCGAGCTATGAGGACGATTGGCTGACCTTCCAGCGCAATGCCGACGGACGTTTTGATCCCAAGTTGGCCGCTAAGTTCAAGGATTGGCAGAGCAAGGCTTTTGTTGACCTGACTCCGACCCACCGGGAGAACATCCAAGCCGAGCTGTTTAGACTCCGCTCCGGTTCAAAGCCCATCGTCGAAATCAAGAACCGTCCCGGTGGGACCAAGGAGCAGGCAGAGAATATCCGCGACATCATTGCCCGCGAGTTTGAGAAATCAGGCTTCGAGACCGAGGACAACAAGGTTTGCGAGGACAAGACGACCTATGGGTCCGGTCTTTCTCAAATCTGGTACGAGGTTCGCACGGAAGACAGGCCAATTCGCGTTCCGATCACCGAAACCCCTTCCCCGCTCAATCCTGCGTCCCTAATTCGGCATATCCAGGGCAAGCCCAAGATCATCGGCTACAAGCAGCAGAACCAACTGGCCGTAATCTATCGCGGCGTCAAGATCAAGCACATAAATATTTGGGATTTCTTCTGGGACCCCAAGGCCCTAGAAATCAAAGGCCATACCGTTCTGGTCCGTGGCTGGATCGGACTGCAAGAAATCCTCGACAAGATCAAGTCAGGCGATTTCCTGCCGTCTTCCGGTCAGTTGATGCAAGAGCAAGCCAGTAATGAGAACGTGCCGGCCGATAAGTCCTTGCTCTATGCTGAGAGGGGAATCGCGGCTCAAGTCCCCAAGCGCGAGGGCAACCAAAAGACCTGGGAATACTACCGCCTTTATGGCCGCCTGCCTCAGAAGTGGGTCTACCCGCTCCTCAAACAGCCGTTGATGGTTGATGACGCTGAAAAGCTGGTCCCAGCCATTGTGACTTTCTCGCAGTACGCCATTTTCAGCGTTGAGCTAAACCCCAATTACGACGGGGAACCGCCCATTAAGAAGGACGATTACCTTCCGGTCGCCATGCGCTTCATCGGTCGCGGCATCTGCGAGATGCTCCGCAATAACCAGATGGTCATCAATGCGGTTGTCAATCAGCGGCTCGACGAGGGAAATCTAGCCCTGCAAGAGGGATACGCCGTCAATCAGAAAGCCTTGGTTAACCCCGATGATCTGATTGAGGGCGGTCCCGGTCTTGTGGTCAGGCTCAATGAAAAGAACCTTGGCCCTAACGGAGATGTCCGAAACGCCATCTTCCCTCTTGGCCGTCCTGATGTGAAGATCAACGCCGGATTTACCGAAGTCCACGAATGGGAGAGATTGGCCCAGGATCGGACTTCCGCCAACAAGGTCCAGCTTGCCGAGAATTCCCGCTACCAGGGCGCACAGAAGACCCTTGGTGGAATGCAGATGCTCAAGAACATGGCGGGCGAGAAATTCGCCTTTATCGAAATGCTCTCTGAGGCTGGATACCTGGCTGATGTGGCTCGAGCGGTTTGGGCGCTGTTCTACTCCAATGCCAGCCAGGAAGACATCGTGGCCGCCATTGGAGTCCAGAGGGCGCAGAACTTCCAAATGATGAGCCCGGAACAGGTTGAAACCGCCTATCAGTACAGCCCGCAAGGCGTCTTTGAGCGGTCGGCCAAGGCAGAGAGACAGGCCAGATTAGCCGCTTTGCGCGAGGGCTACGGCGGAGCTCCATGGTTTGACCAACTCGCCACGTTCAAAGAAGAAGCCAAGTCTTTTGATGTCACTCCAGAGGATCTGATTGTGCCGCAGGCCGAGGCCCATGAAATCATGGCTAAGGCTCAGCAGATGGCCCTCCCGATGGCAAAGCAGTTGATGTCCCAGATCATCCAGACCCAGGCCGAAAAGGACTTCTTGCGGAACATTGCCGACAACCTGGCCGATCGCGAGGCAGACAAGATCGAGAAAGGCGGCAAGGATGCGCCGACTCCTGCCGGTCCTGAGACCAAGACCAAGGCCCCCAACGTGCCTGTATGAAGATTGATCTTGAGCTAATCGCCAGGGGCCGCGCACTTAACCGGCTACTTGATTCCGAGGACTTCCGCATGGTTTTGGATGAACTTTCCTCTCGCATTGCCGATCAAAGGCATGGCGTTCTGGAAGTTGTTCCCAATGAGTTCACGCGCCAGAAGGTTGCGGCTTATCAAGCCCTGTTCAATTTCCGTGAGTGGATGGATGGGGAGATCGAATCTGCCGGAAAAGAGATTTTGAAGCAGCAGGATGAGGCGCGGCAATCCCAAAAGGACCCGCAAGAAGCGATAGCGAACATCCCCAGCAATGGGCAAATGGAGAAAGTAAATGAGTGATTCAATGGTAGTTTCGTCTGGTGTGCCGGAAGTGATTGTTGGGGCCAATGACCCTGTTTTTAAGGGTTCTGACCCCGTCGTCACTATGCCGTTATCGAACGATTGGAATAAGGACATTGCGGCGATGGCCGCGGCGTCAGAGAAGCCCGCGCAACCTGAGTCAGCCCAGGCCCCGGTAACTCCTCCCGCCCCAGCAGCGCCGACGCCTGCCGCTGTCGTGCCGCCCGTTGCGGCCCCGGCAGCCGTTCCTATCCCCGATAAGTTCAAAGCACCCGACGGGACTCTTGACCAGAGTAAGGTCCTCAAGTCGTATGGCGAAGCCGAAAGAGAGTTAAAGCGACTCCAAAACGAGAAAGGCAAACAGTCACCGGCCCCGGTAGTCCCCGCACAGACTCAGCCGCTGGCCCCTGTTCAAACCGCCCAACCGGGAGTCCTTGACCCTTTCGTCCGTCAAGTGGCCCAAGACCTTATCAATGAAGCGGCCTTGCAGGGCTATCAGATGCCGCCTGGTGCGGCGATAGCTACCGCAAAAGTCCAGATCGCATTGGCTAACGCCAAGCATGAGGCAGACACGGCGGCAACCTTCTCCAAGGTGGCGCAGTTTGAGGAACAGCTACAGGAGCAGGCCCGCCGCGATGAACTCGGAGCTTTGGCGAAAGATCACGCCTGGATTCTAAGCCCGGAAGGCGCAGGCCAGTTGCAGGCCATCCGCGCGGAAAATCCCTGGATTCCCAATTGGTCAAAGGCTGTCGAGCTTCTAATCGGTCAACGTGCGTTGCAAGGCAATCAGAGTGCGGTTACGATGCCAACTCCCAAGGGATTGCAGCAGACGGCCCCGCCGCTGCCAGCAAATCCGGCCCCGATTGCCCAGGCCCCCAAGCAACTGAATACGCAAGAGGAGATTCTTGCCCACTTAAAGACCTTGACTCCCGATGAGGAAGCCAAGTTCTGGAAGACTTCTGGTTTCCAGTGGAAGGATACTCCCAAACAGTTCAAAGGGGCGTTCTAGAAAAATAGGCACAAGAGATTAAATGGCTGACGCAAGCACCAGCACTACCGTAAACAACAACATGCTTCCGGTGTATTTCACCCGGAGGCTGTTGAAGGTCCTCGACGAGCAGGTTTGGCTCTATCAGTTCGCCGAGAAGTACCCGCTGCCGGAAGGTAACGGAACGCAGATGACGTTCAACGCCTGGCGCAGGATCGCGGCCCCGTCGTCTACTCTCGCTGAGTTGACGGGTAACGCCGCGACGGTCCTTTCCTCTCGCAAGGTCAATGTCACGATCAATTCTTACGGTCGCGGCATCAAGGTCTCCGACCTTTTCGAGAAGACGGGTATCGCTCCCGCCGCGCAGGGCGCTATCGAGCGCCTGATGCAGTCTGCCGCCCTCGCTCAGGACAACGTTGTTCAGCTCGCCATCTTCCAGAACAACCTGACCCGCGTCGGCAAGGACAACGGCGTTTCAAAGTCGAGCTTTGGAGCTAACACCAAGATCCTTTCCGCTTGGCTTGGCTCTACCGCCTCGAGCTTCTGCGCCAACACCGGAACCACGAGCAATACGCTTCAGTTCGGCTTGCCTGCCGTGTGGGGTTCTTCGGCCAATCGCCTGTCGGCTATGGCGACTTGGAGCATTTCCTCGGGCTTTGGGCCTATCGCGCTTCGCAAGGCTACTGACCGCCTTCGCCGGTTCGATGTACCTGCCTGGGGCGATGGTTCCTATGTCGCCGTGGTCAACCCGCGCACCATGACTTCGCTCCTGGCTAACCCGGACGCGAAACAGTGGTATGTGAACTACCAGGGCGGCCCGCAGGAGTCCATGTTCAAGGGAGAAATCAAGAGCCCTCTGCATGGCATCCGTCTGATTCAGTCCACCAACATTCCCCGCTATGCGACGAGCGCGATTTCCGCTTCTATCACGCCCGTCCTTGGTATGGAGTGCGTGGCGGTGACTGAACTTGGTGGTTTGGAAATGATCGTCAAGCGTCCCGGCGATCAGTCCACCAATGATCCGTACAACCTGTTCAGCACGGTCGCTTTCAAATTCCGGGCCGTTGGTGCCGTGACCAACCCGAGCGCCGGCTGCAACTTGTTCACCGTCGAGCGCCAGTAAGTCGTGTTCTGTCCCTGCCCCTCGGGAGAAAACCGGGGGTCAGGTCAGAGAACATGCAACAGTACGAGGAGCCGTTTTTCTACGTCGGAATACTAACGGTTCTAGCCGTTCTAAGTGGTTTTCTGATGGTTCTGGCATCTTGGGCAGGCGTTCAGATTGAAAAGGCAAAACGACGCGCAAAGAGATTGGACGGGGGAAAGTATGAAGAATAAGCTAATCGTTTTCTGTCTTGGCGTTGTTGCGGCCTCTCTGATTGTGGCTGGCCTTGTCGAGACCGGGAAGGCCGTCACGGTCAATCCCGCCTCTGCCGTCACGGCTGATTCGGCGAATACTGCCCTGACAATCCCCTACCGCGATGCCTCTGGAAACTTCGCGGCGGGGACCATTACCGCGAATGTGACGAGCGTTGATGGCGGGTTGACTGTCCCGACGTATTCCTCTACGTCGCTTCGACTCATCACGCCGACCTATATTGCCGAGGATTTCTGGATTATAACGGCTTCCGGCAAACTGGGCGGGCGTTGTGTTTCGACGGGAACGGCTTTGGGACAGGTTGCGATTTCTAGCACGGTATTCGGGGCAAACACTCCGACCATGTGCGGATTCTAGAAGCAAATAAGAAATAGAATATAGCGATTGCCTTTCTGCTGGGAGCGTTGCTTTCAAAGAGCAGCATTGCCCAGCAGGCGTGGAACAATGTAGTCATGCTTTGCGGTGGATCTTATACCGCCGCGATTCAGACCAGCGTTCCGACGAACGCCTCTACCCTGATTCTGCCGGCCAATGCCAAGCGAGCCAGCGCGGCCTGCATGAACAACTCGGCCTTTGTAATCTGGATCGGGACCAATGCGGCGGGCTCTACGCTTGGGTCAGTCGGATTCCCAGTAACTTCGAGTCAGACGGTAACGGTTGACGGCTTTTCGGATGCCGTCTATGCCGTAGCGACCGGAGGCACAGCAGATGTGCGGTGCTGGGATGGTCAAATCCGATGAAATACGCAATCGCGCTGCTTCTGCTGGCTGGCAATGCCAGCGCATTTAGGATTACCGGCTCTGGCGGTAGTAGCGGTGGAATCTCAGGTCTTACCGCCAACACCATGCCAAAGGCCACGGCTTCAACGACCATCGGTGATTCTGATGTAACCGACAACGGAACTACGCTGGCGGCATTCACGTCAACTTTCACTGTGACTAAGGGCGGCATCGTCTCCGCGCCGAGCCAGCCGGGGCTTGAGCTTCAAAGAACCACGAACCAGAACATCCCGACCGCAGTCTGGACGCCCATCTTCTTCTCGGGAACCGCATGGACGAACGGGAACATCACCTACGCCGCCTCTTCGTCTAGCACGATCACGATCCCGGCGACCGGGGTCTACACGCTGGCAGCTCACGCCGTATACTCTGGCAGCATAACTCCTGCGACGAACACTAATGGCTTCTGCGTGGCGAAGAACTAGACTTCGGCCTGTATCACCAGCATCGGCAATCAGGAGCCATGCTTCAATACAGGGAATGCCACATACTGTTCGACGAACTACGTCTACAAATTCACCGCCGGCGACGTGGTGGAACTCGACATCTATCAGGCGTCCGGAAGCCCGGCGACTGTGACCGGCGCGGACCTTGAGTTAATCAAGTCATGGTAATGACCTCCCCCGCCCGCCCCCTCGCCGCCGTGATGGAGCATAGATAGTGGAAACGGCAACCGGACTGAAATTGAACCTTGGCAGCCGTGACCGCTCCATGCCAGGCTTCAAGAACATGGACATAGACGCCCATGACGGCGTTGATTTCGTCGGTGATGTCTCCGACCTGTCCAGATTCAAGGATTGCTCTATCGCTGAGATTTTCGCGTCCAATATCCTTGAGCATTTTCCGCACAGGGATACGCTTAAAGTCTTGAGGGAGTGGCACAGGGTCCTTGAGCCTGGCGGCAAACTCTATGTTTCTGTTCCCGACTTCGCCAGGGCCGTAGAGCTGTATAAGAAGTTCGGCCTAAAGGATTGGATTCAGAACTTCCTGTGTGGCGACCAGGAGTACAAGACGGCCTTTCATTACGCCATCTTCGATACCGACAAGTTGCTTGATGTTCTGAAACACGCCGGATTTTCAAAGGTTGAGCGAATTGGCGGTACTTTCCCAATCGCCAACCCCAAGGATTGCTCAAACATGACTTCAAATGCAGATGGCCGGCTGGTTTGCCTTAACGTGGTGGTAATAAAGTGACCAGAGAAAAGTCAATCGCCGCGTGTCTCCTGGCCCTGCTTGCCTGCAAGTGTGCGGGAGATATTTGCGCTGCCCGCAATCAGGCCAGGATTGCCGTTGCCTTAGAAAAGATCGCGGAGAGGAAATAATGTCCACGGTTGGGACGTTCTGCATTGTTCGGAATGAGGCCCGCTGGATTGCGGCCCATCTAATGTCTTTTCTGCCGCACATCGACGAGGCGGTTTTGTTCGACGGTAATTCAACTGATGGGACGCTTGAGATAATCAAGGACATCCGCGCCAATCATCCATTCGGCAAGAGAATACGGCTTTTCGAGGACCGCGACTGTAAGGACTTGCGGGAAGATTATGTCAAGACCTTCGATGCGTGTCTTCAAACGCTGTCAACGGATTTTGCTTTCTTCGCTCACCCTGACATGGTTCTTGACGATCCTGGGAATATCGGCTTCCTTGGTGACGCTCATGCTTACTATTGCAATATGCGTAGTTTTGGAGGCGAACCGGACGGCCCGCTGTTCGAGATTGTAGGCAGGGGCGAGAAGTGGAAGAACATCATGCGACTTCGCAAGCCCAATCTGGGGCTGCATTACTGGGGATTCTATGGTCACAGGGATGAGGATATGTATTTCTCGAAGATCACCGGGAATACCCATCTTCGCGCCCTTGACGGCAATGTGATCGAGCATCTTGATTGGTACCCTTATGCGGTCAAGGATTCGGGAATCAAGATCCTCCACTACTCGGATGTTAGGCCCTATGAACGCCGGTTCTCGAGGATGGTCAAGTGCCATCTAAACAACAATTTCACCCAAGCGGAAGCCGAGGATATTGCCGCCAAACATCCTAGGGTAATCTTCAAGGACGGCTA